AGCAAAAAAAATGTGCGCTAACTAAATAGTATTTGTAAAAATTTTCATACCATTTTCACAAGCTATCGCACATGATGCAATTGGTTTTACAGATTTATCTAATTCAATTTAACACATACGACAATTTCCCGCAATACTTAATTGTTCATGATAACAAAATAAAAATCGAAACCGTTCGTCCCCGGCATCATCACATCCTGCAGAATCAGATCAGGCTTGACGAAAGCTGCGCGTTGCAGTCCCATATCATAAAAAATGAATGCTATCTTTATAAAGTGGGTAAAATATTATATTGTTAATAATAAATGGAAAATCAGCAAATTTATCTTTTAATTGGTATAGTAATAGTACTTTGTTGTTGTCTACTTAGTTCTATTGGAGTTGGTGGATATTATTATAGCTATGGAGGTACAGGAACAACTTATACAATTGCTCCAGGTGATTCCTTAACCGGTGTAGCGACTAAATTTGGAGTTACATTAGAAGCTCTGATAAGTGCTAACCCACAAATATCTAATCCAGATGTTATTGGAGTTGGACAAGTAATTAATATTCCTAAGAGCTAATAAAAGCTTTGTATATTATGTCCTATGATACAATTTAGATTACTTTTCTTAATTGTGTGTATATTATGTTCTAAAAATGATACAATTGCTGACTGACCCTCTATTCTATCTCAAAACAAAAAACAACCTACTATGAGTTTCTGGGAGCAAGTTAAGGCCTTGAGGGAGAAACGTGATGCGGAAATGAAAGCTGAGTTCGAGCGTGAAGAAGAACGTGTTGCCAAACTGAAGGCTGAACATCAGCGAATCGCACAACGTTTGCAGGTTCTCGTGCAAGCAGAGGCAATCGGCGAGATCTCGACCCATTGCGACTACTGCGACAAGAAGGTCCAGTACTGCAAGAAGCCGAACGTGTGTGTCAAGTGTGGCAAGGGCTACGACGTCTGCGCGACCTGCGACAATGACGTGTGCCATCGTTGCCCGAAGTAAATCGGGCAGTTCTGGAGGGTTAGAGTTAATCCAAAAACTCACTTTGCCTCCGTCATATATATATTATGTTCTAAAAATGATACAAATGCTAACTTACCCTCTATTCTATCTCACCAAAAAAAGAAATGAAACTTACTATCTTGACAATGAACGGTGTTGTGGTTGGCCTCTCTGCTCAGGGTTCACCCAATGAACTCCGTGATTTTCGCTTCGACATCAAGGAAACCACTGGCAGTGATGCTCTGGCCTTGAGTGTCGCCGGCGTGCACGTCGACGAAACGAAAAAGAAAAAGAGCCAGCCCAAAAAGGCCAGAAAAGCAGCGAAGGCAAAGCAAGAGATCAGCAAACTTGATCTCCCACTTGATGACCTTATCCCAGATCACGCGAAAGAACAAGACGGCGACGAGGCCATCAATGACTCAATCCCAGATCCGCATATTACCAAAGCAGAGCTTGATGCAGATCTTGATCAGATTCACTCCTTACGTTCTTCAAAGAGATGAATGAGGAGCACCGTCTTGTTCTCGCCTAATTATTTTCCCAAAAAACCACTTTGTAACAAAGTACACCACTTGGAAGTACAAAGTGGTTTGTTTTGTGTTTTTTTAATTGGTTCATCGTTACAATGTGGCATTGTAAGCGACGGCGACAGCATCCCAGGCAGCCTTGTTGTAGGTCTCCCAGATGCCCTTTGCTGGAAAGCCTGCGTGAAACTTGTTCACCCAGACCATGACGAAGATGTTGTGGCCGGTCAAGTGCGACATCTTCTTGCCGTCCTTCTTCTTGCGGTTCTCAACGACCCAGTCGACGCTCGGAACCTCAACATTCGTAACCTTGGTAGTAGTAGTATTCTTAGTGGTAGCCATCTTGTTTTGTTGGTGAGATCCGATAAAGGGATCGGTCCAATCAACATCATTTTTATAATATAATATATATTGGCTGTTTTTTTTGGTTGGAGAAGAAGCTGTATGGCTTCGGTGGTGCCCAAACGAAGCTAGTATGGCTTCGACGGGACACCCGAATCAGCTCGACAATTCCTGTAGAGACGTTGGATGTCTGCGAAGCCGATTGAAACCTTGTACTCCAAATGAACTGCATGTCTCACATCCGCGAGGTCTGGCTCGCGTGCTTCACAATACTGCGAGAAAAGCTCATCTTCTTGCAACTTTTTGTCGATCTGTGGGATTATGTGGTTGGAACGGAACTGGAACTTTTCGAAGGGGATGATGTGCTTGTATGCTGTGTGGCACAATTGCAGCACCAACTCGATCGCTGTTGTTGTTGCAACGCATGTGATGATGGTGTAGGAATTGACCGATACGTCCTTGACACCATACAGATGGTTTTGGAGCAACCCCACCATCTGACAACCACTGATGCTCCAGTCGTCGATGCAGAGGATGTCAACCTTGCCCTTCAAATCAGGAGAACCTGCTGCGCGCCGCCACCAGACATGCGTGTGTGGGGGAAGCAGGTTCAGAACCTGCTGGTACAGCCAGTAGCCCGAAGTACCATTCTCGCCGGTGATCACCACGAGAGGTACCTCTTGTTCTTTGCGTTCATCACAATACTTCTTCACCTCCGAACGCACACCCGCAATGATTTGCTCCGTGGTGAAGTAGTGTGTCTGTGCGATCAGACCTTCAATGACTGGTCGGAACTTTTCGTTTCTCTCCAGAAAAGTCTTCGTCTTGTCATTGTCCAGACCCAGCATAGTAGTAGTAGTATTCTTAGTAGTAGCCATCTTTGTTTTGTTGGTGAGACCCAATAGGATCGGTCCCAAAAAACATCATTTTTATACTATAATATATATGGGATAAGGGTTGAGTAGCTTGACGTTCATGAGAACAGAAATACAAATATCATATATATATGCAATTTAGCGTTGGACAGGCCAGGCCTGGCTAGGCGGCCATGCTAAAGATTCCTTTGCCAGGCGCCATCCTTGAGCGTCGGAAACTATCAACGTATGGTTCGGTTGCTCAAAAAATAGCAAAACCTGTGGCATCAAGAGCAGTTAGGCCACGCCTGACCGCCAGGCGCCTGGCGCAGCAGCTGGTATTCAGAACAAATCAAAGTATGTTATAAAAGCTAATCTATATTGGATGTTGTAAGAGACTGTTTATGCCGGTTTTACTAACTTACCATCCCAGATACCACAGCAGTGTGTATGAATTCTGCAATACTCATCTCTCTCTGCTTGGGAAATTTCTGAGAAGTATTTTCCTATAGTCTGATATCCATAAGCCCAGAATGAGGTCTTTGAATTGCAATGTGTGTGTCGGTTCGCTTTATCAGAATCACGATACATATACTTGTTTTTGCTCTTAAAAGCTGGATACAAGGTTTCCTCCCAGAATTTCTCTAATCCAGTTTTTATAAAGACCTCCTTCAATGTGTTCAATGGTACAGCTCTTAACGCATTACCCTTGTTCCACACAGTAACTCCAGCCTGGTCAACACCCATGACGAAAACAGTCAATTTGAACTTTCTATGTTTCACATCGAAGTTAGGATCGAACAATCTATCACGTAACGCCGTGAAACCAAGTTGGTAACTGTCCGATATTATGGCCGATACATGATTACATGCTAGACCATTTTTGAATAGATCGATGAAACCTTTTTCATCGTCTATGGTAGCCATGCGATCAGCCAATTCCTGAGCTATCTGCTCTCTCTCTAGTTTGTTTTGTTGTGCCAGTCTTGCCTGGAAATCGGCACGATACTGTTTCTCAATATAAGTACGTAACATAAGTTCCATACGTTCCTTATTACCACAATCTTCGATAAGCATCTGTTCTTTCTCCACATGAACACGATCTGCTTTGGAATCGAAAAGGAATGATTGTACTATGCAGTAAAGTTTAAACGTTCTCAAATCAGTTGGCTTATTAGGTCCAGGTACTAGGTTCAAGACACTCATGATACGTTCATCAGATAATTTAGGCATGGCCAAGATTGCCGCCTTACCTTCTGGACCTTTAAATGCATTCAAAAGGAAATCGGGCAAGTTGACAATATGATCCAACCAATAAATTCTGTTAATCAGATCATCCAACATCTGATTATCCACATGATGGTCTTCATGGTGTTTAGGCACTTTAGAACCACGTCCTACCTCTTCGAACATGGCTGGTAGAGGTGTTCCATATTTGTTAAAATCAATACCTAAAAGTTTGTCTAACATTTGTTTACGAAGTTCCAGTTTATCATCTTCACTCTTATTAAATTTGCGAATGACTTGGTATATTTCGAAACTATAAAGCGCTCTTAAAACATCTGGCATAAATCGAAAGCGATTTTGCTGATCATATCCCTTAGCCAGATCTGAACACACATTGATCATGGGAGATATCATGTTTGTCGTACCGTTATTAGAGATGAAAAACGATTTGTTACCAGACTTCTCTTCTGGCGTTTGTTCCCTAAAAAGCGGTACCACATAGTCGAATATGTGATCAACCGCTGTCTTGTAACTTACGACCAGTTTCATAAAACTATCGACATTTACTTCTGTTCTCTCATCATTCAAACGTCTATCCATATTCCACAAACCACCAACGACCGTGTACTTGTAAGTGTGTGGCACATCTAAGATCATGTTACGCATACCAAGACTAGCCGTGTATTCCAGAAGAGTCTTTGCATATTTCATTAAAAACTGTTGAATACGATCATCATCGTAAAATGGAACGACATTATTAATTTCCTTATTTGAATACGGATCTCTCAGTATGCTACCACCATTTTTCACCATTAAAACGTCTGACATACTCACGAATGAGCCCAAAAACATCTCTTGTAAATGATAAGTCTTAGGATCGGGGAAATCACCAACAGGTCCTATACATGGGATACCCACAATGTTCAGTAGCTGTAGAATGTCTAGTGCTGACATCGATTCAATTGTATCTTGTGCATCCACCAGTTCACATACGGCTTTAATCCCCTGCAACGTAGTTTCCTGACTGTAAAAGCTGACGTAGTGCCTTGAATCATCAATTCCAGCGAGTTCCTGTAGATGGGCTTTCATGGCTTTCACTTCAGCAATAGCAATGCTATCAAAATCAAGACCAGATTTGATAGCACGTTTTGCTAAACTCTTGGAATTTGATGATGTACCAGCTGATCGTAGATAGTCAGCTTGTTGAGCGGAATTCATCTGACTGACGCGGTCGTCATTAGCCACTTCGGCCATTCGCAAGCTGACCGACTTCGATTTCTTTTGGCACAAGCCTCTGAAGAAGGCCAGGCGAGACTGTAAGTTATTTTTGAGTAGACCTTGAAGACTTTGATCCTGTCTTTCAAAACTACCTTCTAGTTTCTTGAAATGCTCTACGATACTCTTAACCTCAGCTTGAGCTTCAGGTGTATTCAAGACTTTGAGAATCTTTAGGCGGTTCATGAAGTGATCGACACGTTCTTTCAAAATACTGTTGTAACTTTCATAATTCAGTTGCTCTCCAGCTTTCACGAAAACTTCAAGTACTTTTTCTGTTTCCTTCTCACTTTCTTTAGAGTTAGGACCTCTAATAGAGACGCGATCGTCACTAGTTAAAGTTCTTGTTAGCCAGAAAGTGTTATCTCCTTCATTAAGATTAATTTCTGAGCATGGTATCCCCCAAGGAGTACGCAGAAAGATGGGTGCATTGCAGGTCATAATCACTCGGTTACCTCCTAGCTTATCTTTCAACAGTTCTGAAATAGAGTATATGATATAATTACGGTCAGAATCTGCATTAACATCGACCAAGGTCCTAGTGTTTTCACTATTAAGAGTATCAAGCTGAAGCATTGATGATAAACCACGTGTGTCTGGTTGGATACTCGACGTGAATAAGCGCATAGCCGAACTTGCCACAGTAAAATTCAGTTCCTTCATATATGAAGCCAGTTTTGATGCTGCATCGAAAGTATCATGCTGATCATGCAGTTCGCCATCGGAAATGGTCATAATTCTCATCAAACGATTTTTAGAATCGAGTGTCAGTCCCCTAATTTGATCTACACCTGGTTTCATAAATGTACTTCCTTGCGAACTCAGATTGGACGCACGGAAATCATTTATCGTGTATTTATAAACAGTTGATCCATTTGAGAAGGTAATAAGATAGAATATGTCAGTATTGGAGTATCCTGCCTTCTCTAAAGCATTAGGAATATAATCGCGTACGATTCTTGCAACATTTTGACCCATAGAACCAGATACATCTAGAAGGATCACAGTGTCAACCTCGCTTAAGGATGAGCTTCTTTTAGTTTCAACTGTCTTTTCAGATGTTCCTGATACATTAGTACTATTGTCCTGATTGTTAGGAGTGTTGGGAGTATTAGGAGTCTTAGGATTGTTAGGATTGTTAAGATTAGGATGGTCAACAGATAATAATTGTTGAACCTCTTGATAGTTTATCTGAGCCACATAAGGAGTATCTGGGATCCCAGTGGGATAGAGATTCAATGTAGCCATATTAGTGTCTATTAGGATCCATTAGTTCCCATATTTATTTCATTTTTTTTGAACTAAGAGAATTCCTTAATCAGATGGGGTACAATGTTGGCACATTTAGATTGAATGGTGTTAAGACCCCCAATAGAACACGCCAAACCCAGAAACAACAAACGATGTGCGAAAATTTCAAAATATTTGAAATATTTCTTAATCAATAATATCTGATAGTGATGACACTGACGATGCACCTTCTGGTTGCGGTGGACGCGATGCACCGCGACAGCAAGCCGCTTGACTTTTGAGGATACAATTTAACCTATAACTAATAGGTATCAAAATTGATATTATTTTGAAGTTGCAATGTCTTATTTGTAGACCGTTAATGGATAAACATTTAAAGAAAGAGAAATTGAGTCTGAAGCTCCTGAATCTACTGGATCAGGCTCAAAAACTGAATTCGCAGTGGCTCGAAGGTATCCAAACCTATGAGGAATGTCGAAGTTATGAGATAATATCAAATCGTGAGGACTTATTTTCAAGGCAAAATGATATGGTAGGCAAGATAGCTGTCCTGCACCAACAATTAACAAATCTAATTGAACCTAAGGTCCAGAAAACTGAAGAGGCCCTTGAGAAAAATAAACTAATCCACACAATTTCAATTGAGCTTACGAGCACTATGGCTTCGCTGATAGAATTACAAACGGACCATTACAAGCTGTTTACACTAGCTGATGAAATTAAGTTTATTTTGACGAACGAGGACATGTTTTACAGCCACCAGCAGATCGTAAAATACATACGAATTCGAAAGAATCTTAGGGATGTACTATT